TTATTAATAGTTTCTTCTTTTTCTTTAATGAAATCTTCGAAAGCCATAATTCTTCTTGTAGCTTTAGGAGTTTCTTTTTCTTCAGAAGCAACTTCTACACCATCTTCATCTTTAACTTCATCAGCTTCAGCAGGAACTTCTTTTGTGATTTCTTGTTCATCAGAAACTAAGTCATCTTCGACTTCTTCTTCAACTTCTTCAACTTCAGCATCGACTACTTCTTCATCGCTACCTTTATCTTCAGTACCTTCTAAAGACTTTGGAGATCCTTTAGCTTTTATTTCATCTTCAATATCATCGGCTCTATCTTCTTCGATTTCATCCTCAGATATATCATTACTTTTTGCAAACGTCTTAGACATTGCTTCGAGTTTTGAAAGAAGATCTTTCTCCTTTTTTAACTCTTCTATACTGTCAAAACCAATCTTTTTGATCAATTCATCAACAGCTTCTTTTGTTACTTTTGCTGACTCGGTGATCGGTTGATCTTTTGCAGTCATTGCAGAAAACTTTTTGATTGACTTCATTTTAGTTATTTTTATTTTTTTTATATATCCATGTCTTAGTGAAAAGATATTCTATATTAGAATCTTATGTTCTGAACTTCGAATGGAAACTTTTCTTCTTTGTAAATTGTTCGCCTTGCAATACCGTGGCGGTAGATATAGTTAACCCAATCATGGTCTTCGGCCTTATATCTAAAATCATCAATAAAGTCATAGATTTTAACTACGTCTTTTGATGAGTGCTTTCTTAATCCTCTACCTATACTCTGTCTAATGATCACTTCTGACTTAAAACTTTCAGTAAAGAATATGTTATGTATGTTTTTAATAGAAATACCAGTAGAAAAGGTTCCATAAGATGCTACAATAATAACATCATCATTCTTTTCCATTCTACTTTTAAATTCTTCTCTTATATCTACATTAACTGAGCCATCTACATAATAAACCTTCTTATCAGTTATTTGTCTTAGTTTTTGATATATTTTTTCTCCGTATGCTATTTTATGAAATAATACTAAAGAATTGTTTGTTGACTTTTTTATTACTTGACAAACAAAATCTAATCTCTTATCACTTTGATTAATAAAATTTTGTTCTAATCCAAATAATTTTTGTCTATCTTGCGGATTTTTAGAAAGAAATGAAAACGATTCTTTTTGTGCATCAGTTGCATAATCCATGTGGAGTTGAATAACTTTACAACTTGCAATGAAACCTTCTTGTTGTAACTGATTAGCCTTTACTTGAGTAACTAAAGGACCCATAGCAGACATTAAGCTTAGCCTATTAACAGTTCCTTTCTTAGGAATCGTTCCACTCAAACCAAATCTAAAATCACAATGCCAACATTTATCCATTATCTTTTGAATTGAGTTAGCCTTCGCTTTATGAGTTTCATCTACAAACACTGCATCAAATTGACTAAAATATTCTTCATCTTTTTTAACTAAAGATTGATAAGTTCCAATTACTAAGTTAGAACTAGTTCTTATTTTTGCGCCAGCATATATTTGCTGTGTCTTTAATGGAATTCCACATTTATTATATTCATCAAAATCCCCAGTAGCTTGTAATACTAAATTTACATTAGGAACGATCATTAAGATCTTTTTCTTTTTTAATTTATCCATCATATATGCAACTACCATAAAAGATATTAAAGTTTTACCTGCGGATGTTGCTAACTCTGCTAAACACCTTCTATACTTTAATATTTTAAAGGCTGCGTCTATTTGATATTCTCTAGGTTTAAAATCAGGATGCTTTGCAAAAATACTTGTTACCCATAACCTAAATGCGTCTTCATTAATTTCAGTATCAAAAATATCTGTGATACCATTTAATGAACACTGAAAATCATAATCTTTACAGATATCTAATATTTCTTTCCAAAGACCAGCTGGTATTTTATTTCTTTTTACAAAGGATACATTTCCATCCCATACTTTCTTTTTAACCAAAGGGTGGAATCTCCAACCTTCAATTTTTTTAGTTAAGCTACTTTTTAATTGCTCATACTCTAATTCAGTACAAGAATCAATAACTAAAAACTTTTTATTATCAGATAGGGATAGTTCCATTAATATTCTTTATCGTCTAAGTTTATTCTGTTACGAATAGCAAATGCAAGATTATCACAAGTTTTTATACATTCTTGATAATAGTCCATGTGTGATTGTAACATTTCCATTTGGGTTCTTAAATGAGATAAATCTGCTTTTATAAAAGCATTCTTTTCTCCGCTTGTTAATTTAACATCATAGTCAATTGAATATTCTCTGTACTTAATTTTATAGTACCTATCATACGCAGCTTGTCTTTTATGCTTAGTAGTTTTAAAGTCAGTAATTTTATCTAACAGTATTTGTCTATAAGATAACATATTTACTTGACACTCAGATAGATTACGAACTTCTTTTAGTAAACCTACTAGGTTAGTTATTTTTTCTTTCCAGCCAGTTCTATCAGTAGCTAATCTAGTTGCCAGTTCTTCATTAGCCTCACCTGTTGATGTATCATTATACTCCATTAAAATATACCTTTATCATTATTAATCTTCTTGTAGCCTTTTACTTTAGGTTGAAATTTCTTTTTAGGTTCTGGTATAACAAAGCTACTCTTAACTTCACCTAATGTAGATTTGGTAAATGTAGAAAATAGTCTAAGCTTTCTTTTACTATTTTCTGAATCCTTATAAAAGTCATCTATTTCTTCACTCACGAAATTATTATAATTTTTAATATTCATTATATAAAAATAATATCTAATGAATTGTTTGTAAAATATTTATCTAGGTTGCTTAAGCAGCCTGTTCGATTTTTAAATTCATATTTTACTAAATCGTTTAAATCTTTTACTTTTCTTGCAGGAATATCAAAGTCTTTTAAAAACTGAGTCCACATAAATACAGTTTGACCACCTTTTAATTTTTCAATCATTCTAGTTTTACCTTCCATATCATTATCAAAGAAATATCTTGCTGTAGGTATTTCATTAAATTCAATTATTTGCTTCTTAACACCAGTTAAGCCAATTGAATTATTCATAAACATTGCATCAATTGGACCTTCAAATATAGAAAAATCTCTAGACATATCAACTGTTAAAATACCGAACAACATTGATATTTTATTTAAATTATCTAATTCCTCTTCAGTTACTTCTAATGGTCTTTTTAATCTATCATATATTCTTTCAATATTCCAAGTTTTATATTTAGGACCAGTATTATCACTACCTAATGCTCTAGTTTGAAAACCTAATATCTTACCATCTGGTGTTAAATTAAAAACATATAATTCTCTACGACGAGGATCAAACGCAAATCTATCAGTTTTATGATGAAGTAATCTACTTTTTAAATAAGGATAAGCTTGGTATGTTAACGTGTTTATTGCATATACATTAAACCCTATTGCTATTTCATCAAAAGTTAATGCTAATTCTTTAGCTTTATCAAAAAGATAAAAGTCTAAACTTTCACCTAATGAAAAGTGTTTACGATTTTCCTTTATGTAATTTATTACATCTATTCTATCATCACCTTCAAAGTTTTGATGATGATCAGCTAAAAAAACATCTAACGAAGAATGAGCAGAACAATTATAACAATGGAAGTATAAATCATTCCAATATAAATTGCCTCTTTTTTTCCTAGGAGTAGTTGTTGAATCACCACAATATGGACATGCCATATTTAATCTTCCTTTACTTTCTAAAATTCTTCTTTTCTCCGGATGGGAGTGATTAGTATGAAGAACTCGGACCACTTTATCAATGATCCGAGCTTTCATTTCAGAAGATATTATTACTTCTTCTGCCATAATTATTAAAGATCTAAACCATTAATGAAATCATCAAAATCTTCTTTTTTCTCAGTTCCTGCTGCAGGTTGAGTTTCAGATTTTGTTTCAGTTGTTGCTTGTACAGCAGCAGCTTCAGTTACTTTTGTATTAACTGGTGCTGGTTTTGATCTTGTGATGTTTTGGATTGAATCACCTGGAGATGTAAATTGAGATAATACATTCATTACCTTTCCTCTGATTGAATCATCCCATGCTTTATAACCCCAACTTGTTAATTCTGGTGCAGTACCTAACAATTCTAAAATTGCTTTACGGCTTGCATCATCATTAGCAACAGGTTCACCACCGATTGTCATTGGAGATTTATTACCATGAAATTTACATGAGTCATAATTTGGAAAACCACCTTTCTTAGAAATTACTAATTCAAAGTTCTTTCCTTCAAATGGATCAAATACTTGAGTTGGTTCATCAAATTGTGGATTCAGTTCTTCATCAATTTTAGTTTTGATTTTATAACCGAATTTCATAATTTTAACTTGTCCTTCTAAGTCTCTGTTTTGTGGATCCTTTACGATCTGTACCAATGCATAGAATACTTCTCTACGCTTTAAACCTTCTGACATCTTTTTATCTACTGCAGATTCAGAGTTTCTTAGTTTAAAGAACATATCCTGTACTGGACATTTTTCTCCAACTGTTGAAGGGGAATCAGCGAAAAAGCCGTTTCCTTCTCTGTCTTCTAGCCAGTAGACATACTTACGTTCGAATGGTTTTCTTGGGTTTTTAGCATTAGGTAGAAACCTAATTAAAGATCGGTAGATACCGTCTTGTCCTTGATCTGGTTTAGGTGTGTATAAATCACTTCCTGCTGTGGAAGGTCTTTCACCAGTGTCTAAATCTTTTACACTTACATTAAAAATGTCGAATTCATTTGCCATGTTAATTGCCTTTTTTTGTTATTATTAATTTATAATTGATAACAACGCTCTGTGCCTAAACTACTTATTTAATTGCCTATTTACTTTGCCTTGTTATCGCCTGTTTAAAAGTAACCATTTAATTATTGATTCCTTTGTTTATTATATATTCACTAAGTCAGTTTGTTTCAGACTACGTGAATATTTTTATCTATTATTGCCGTTATATCTTTTTCTCTAAGACTAAATACAGTTTTACCATTATATTTAAATTCAGTTCCTGCTAAATCATGGAAAAGAACTTTCATTCCAATTTTATATTCATTATCCTTAACACCCGAGCCTACGCCGATGATTATCCCTGAATAAGGAGGGGCATACATGCCATCTTGTTTTAATAAAATTATACTACCTTTTTTATCTGGCTGCTCATCTTTTTTTATAAAAATTCTACTTCCTAATGGTTTTAACATAATATTTTAAATTTAATTTGTGTAAAGCTGAAACAAACTCCACATGTTGCAATATAATTTTTAACTATTGAATTGGAGAAATAGTATCTAGTTGTTTGCCTTTAATGCTTTAAGTATAAAGTAAGCGTCAATGATGTCATCGATAGGTTTAGGTATTTTAATGCTGAAGTCTTTTCCTTGACACCATTTCCAAAGTTTAGTCATTCTTAGGTTCTTATCATTAAGGACATCATCTTGGAATGCTTTAGCCATATAATGTTTGTTTGCATTGCCTTTCCCTGCTAACTTCTTTACATGAGAAGGTTGAAATACAGATAAATTTTCTATTGAGTACTTATCTATTAGTTCCTTTCTTAAAAAAGTATTATATTGAATAATGTCTATAAATGAATTCCCTTTGGATCCATATGAGAATCCTTCTAATGCAACTGATACTTTATCACCTTCGAATAATGTAGAAAATATATTAACCATTAAAGAACTAATATTTCCAGCATCTTCTAATTTCTGTCGCTCCCTTGGCAAAAATTCTTTACTTGTTACATCTCTATGATAAGGGAATCCTAACATAGCATTGTCATCCATTAATTCTTTATGTACACTAAAGGATTTTGGTATCTTTCTGCCTTCTTCATCCCATATACGATTACCGTAATTAAAAAAGGTTATAAAGTGATACTTCCCATCAGTAGTTTCAACACATACTCCTGGGCTATTAAGTGAAAAGTCAATTCCTATATTAATCATTCTATTTATATTCTCTTACCAAGAACTGCACCTAACGCAGCTCCGACAAGACGTGAAGTCATTAAATCATATAAAGCACCTTTTTGAATACCTAATACTTTGGCAATTGCTTTACCTACAGTTTTACCTAAAGCAAAACCACCAAGACCACCAAATATACTTCCTAAGATACCTTCATTTACAATTTCCTCAACAATTATATCTAAATCTTTACCATTTTTATGTTCTTCCATAATTCTTTCAACCGCCATATCAATAGCAGCATCCTGTTCTTCGGTTAAATCGTGAGATTCGTTTAATAAGCTTTGAATATCCAAAGTTTCATTAATCTCTTCTGTTAAATAATCTTTAAAGGTTTTCATTATAAGTTCTTTATTTGTTTATATATTAGGTTATGTTAACCACAACATCTAAGATGTTATAACTAAATTCCATATCAAAAGTTTGAAATTCTACTGTATTACTAGAGAAGTTTAAATCTAATGCACCTATATTTGATATAAACATATCTTTTAATTGCACAGTAACAAAAACAGCACCGTCCGCATCTAACATTTGTATACCAACACCTTCTGGTAAATAAGGGTGTTTACCACTTAGCTTATAATAATAATCAAACATTTCAACAGCCATCCAATAATTTACATAACCATCAAATGCCTGCATAGTAACAGTTAATGATTTATCAAATAATTGTTGTATAGGTATACTTGATCTGAATGCTCGAGTATTACCTGGATAATCTGTTTGTGTTACAGGATCAAAGGATGGTCCAGGTAAATTAATAGACTGAATTCCATAATTCCAATAATCAATAGGTTCTTTTATTAAACCACCAGGTATCCTAGTAAGAAATGGTTTATACTTCTTAGCAATAGGCTCAGGTATAAAATTCCTTGGAAAGTCAAACTTAAATTGGTTATTTCTAGCACTTAATATCATATCTTATGAAAATCTTTCGTTATTATCAGCTCTAAACCTATCATCAGGTCTAAAGTTGTATGGCGTTCCTACTACATTGTATCCAGTAACATACTGTTGTAAATTACGTGCTGCTTGTTGAAAGAATGCCGTCTGTTGATTAGCAGCTGGTATAGTTCTTCTTGCTATAGCATCAATTTGTTGTTTAGACCTTATTTGTTTATCAGCTAATGCTTGTGCCAATGAAGCATTCCTATTAATTAATTCAATATCAGCAGATTCTAAATCCTTAGTTAATTCTGCAATTTCATTTATTAATTCATTATTACTGGCTTGTAATGTTTGTATAGCCAAAGTATCTTCTTCAGCCGAGGTAACTAGCGCGGCATTTTCACTAAGGAGCTTATTGTTGTCTTCTTGTAATTTTGCAAGTAAAATGCTATACTCTAATCTCTGCTCTTCTATTTGAGAAGTTAATGTACGTCTACTAGCATCATCAACAGCTAACCAAATACCCTGATATAAAACAGATTCATCTGATATAGATCCGTCTGTTACATCTATCATCTTAGTAGAAATATAAAAGTTATTATTATCTAATGCTAAAATCTTTTTACTATCTGATCTAGTAATTCTAAATAATACCTCGCCTCTTGATAAATCTACTTCTTCAACTTGTGTATGATTTATTATATCAATTTCATCAAACGATCCAATAAAGTTAATATAGATATCTCCCACATTACTTAAGTCTATTGGTGTATCTTCTCCATCTACTTCATCAAACAGAGTAAATAAAAAGTAATCATCAAATGGAGAGATTCTAATCATACCATCCCCTTGTGGTAATGGTGCGTCATTAACTGCTAAATCAACAAATCTTTGAAAGTATTCCTTCTGTGGTGCTGTTAGAGATATATTAGTTTGTATAGAACTCATAAGTTAAGTTGTTTTTGTATCAGGAACTGATCCAACGGTTCCAGCATTTGGTTTTGCATTATTAGCAGTTCCGAATGTTGGTCTTTGTACAGTCTCATCTGTTAATGTTTGTATTTTAACTGGAGATATAGAAGCTTTAACATTTAACTTATCTCTGAATGTAGTTACATATTTTGTTTTTACTACTAACTTTTCTGCGATTTGTTCAGATGTATTTGCTGAATTATCTACAGATGAACCTGTACCTACTACTATTTGTTTACCAACATCATTATTAATCTGGTTGTAAACATTAGCCACAGTAGGAACCACTCCTAAATTTATAGTAAGCATTTGTGCTCCATACATTTGAGGATTAAATGAAGTTAAGTTAGCATTTTTAATTATTTGTGTAGCATCACCTTTATTATATAATCTTAATACAAAGTTTATAGAAAATGATACGGCGGTGTTTGCATTTTTAATAATAGGCCTAAATAAAATAGGATCATCAAACAGACTGGTTTGTGCAAATGTTTGAAAGCTTGATTGTGCAAATACTTGACCTACTTGCTCAGTAACACTTATTTCATAAAATATTATCCAATCACCATTTCCTTGTGCATTTAATTGAGCAATGAATTGGCTAAGTGAAGAACCTATAACTTGCCCTGATAATTCAAAATAATCACCATTAGTTGATGGAATTACTTGTGCATATAAATTATCATAAACATCTCTATTTAATATAGAAACAGAATTAATAGATTGCATTTCATAAAAGCTATATCCATTCTCTATAATAGTTTCAAAAATACCAGTAGCTCTAAGTGTTATTGGTGGGGTACCTAAAAATCCTTTTCCTTCAGTTATTCTCCAGGCTAAGCCGTTTGGTACAGCTGCGTTAAATGCCTCATCCATATAATATAGAGAAGGTGTTTTCCATTCAATAAATGTAGCATATAATTTATCTGCTATTAATAATGGATCTGGGTTTAATTCTACAGGACCGCCTTTTAGATAATTAATAGAATTAAGATTCATCATAACACCGTCTGTTCTTGGTGCTAAGACTTCAAATATAATACCATCAAAATCTCCAAAAGAAAATCCAGCTACAAAATGAATTCGTACTGTATCATATTGTATATCAATATTAGGACTAAATACTTGTGGAAGATCAGGATCACTTGTTAATGTTGCAACTGTATTATTATAAGGAACAGCCACACCAGTTGGGCCTAAGTTAACAAATTGATTTCGTGATTCATTATTAGAAGCACTAGATTTCCTTACATCATTATTAAAGCTAATTGTATCTGGTGCTACTGGTATTAACCCCTCTGAGTTAAAAAAGTAAGTCCCGTTGGTATTAGCATCTCTCATAAGATCAACACCAAAGTTTGATGTATTATACGTTAACGCTTCTGATGGTGCGCTACTTGTATAAACATACTCTATAAGTATTTGATCCGATATTTGTATAAATCTTGATGATTCCATTATATTCTATTTATTTACCATTGTAAAAGCTTTGGATTCCATGAAACACCAAGTCCAATGTATGGACCTAATTGGCCGTTTCCAACAATTCCTATTCCCATGTTTAATCCAAAACCAAATGGTTTTCTATTTTGCATCTGTAAGCTTTTAAACTCCGGACTTTTTTTATCAATCATTATTCCTTTAGTACTATTAAATGTAGTACCAGGATAATCTGATGTTAATTTTATAAATATTTCTTTTGTGCTAATATCCTGTGATAATGTAGCATCTAACCAAATATTTTGTTTAAGCCCAACAGTGGCAGAACCAAATGTTAAACTATCTATAAAGCTATAAGGTAAATCTACACTTATCGATCTTGAACTTTTAATCCAATTACTATCAGAGTTAAAACTTAAAATAGAATTAAAACTATTATTACCTTGTTTAATTACAGTATCTTTTGTTATAACTGGTACTTCAATAATTCTTTCCTCTATTATAGTTTTATACTTAACGATTGTAATAGGTGGTCTTCCTTGTTCATATTTTAAACTATCTTTAAGTTCTTCTAATGATAAACTTAATCCTTTTATTTCACCAACCGATTCACCTTTTTCATTAACATAATTAAGTATAGTGTCATTTGCTGCACTTAAGTTATTTTGAAATCTAGTAACCTCACCTTTAGCTTCTTCAGTTTCATTACACTGTTTAAGAAGTAAAAATAATAAAATACCAATCCCACCTAATAAAAACATCCTAGTGTTTTTTGGGTCTGTTATTATACCAAGAATATTTTTAATAATTAGTATCATTGTATATACTTAAGAAGCTTATTTGGTGTTACCTCAGCAGCTCCATATTTTTTTGCAATTTTTTCAATAAATTTAGTTTCTTTACCTTTCATAGAATCAACCTCTGTAAAAAGATCGTCTCTTTTCTTTGCTAAACTTACAATACTTTTTTGCATTAGATCTAAAGAAAGTGTTATCTCTCTATATCTACTTACGAATCCATTTAAATCTTTTATTTCTTTTTTTGTCATTTTATTATAATTAATATAGTTAACTGTAATCTTGCAAATACGTTTCGACTGATAATGATTTTCCAACTAATCCCCAATATAATGGCAGGGTATTTGTAGTTACAACATTACTACCGGAGCCTTGGCCACCTTCTACAAATCTAAATTGAACTTTATCAACATCACTACCTCTAAGTTGCATGTTATTACTTGATGTTTGAGTTGTTATAGTCCCAGGAACATTTGAAGCAATTGAAGGGTCGGGTGTTACTGCTACCAATGATCTCTGTACACCAAATTGTATGCCTGGTTGTGAATATTCTATTATACCACTGACATTTTTAAATACTGCATAATTTAAATTAACTTGTCCGTATTGTTTTAATATTGTTTCAACCCCACCATTATTAATAATGATCATATTATTAGAATTAATAAGCTCAACAAAAGCAAATTGACCTTCAAGCCAATTGTTAGTAGTTTGATCTACTGTTATATTAAAATTATAAGTAAAGTTTAGGTTATTTCCAATTGTGCCTGCTGTTAATGCTGCTGCAGTGTACTCTGCTCCACCTCTTGCATCAGATCCTACTACTAACCTAAGATAAGGTGATGTCATTACAATATTAGTGTTAGGTGAAGTTTGACGCAATGGATCAAAATAAACAGTTTGTACACCATTCTTTCCACCATATATTAATCTATTACTTATCTTAGTAAAATCTTCTGTTACACTAAATTTTTCAACGGCAGGCGAGAATGATGCATCATCAGTACTAGTAAGTGGCCCTTGTGTAAATACATTAGTAGAATTAACAAAGATACCTAATTCATTACTAGGGGCAAATGAACCACCTGCTTGATAATAATTTGGTTTACCTACAAAAATACTGCTTGCAGAAGCTGCAATTGCAGCTCCGTCTATGAATGCTGCCATTGCAACACCTGCATCTGTGGGTAAGACTGCATCACCAGTCTGTGTTACAATATTTCCACCTAATATACCTTTTGTATTTATTTTTCTATATGGCCAAACTGGTGGTTGTGATACTGGTAAAACAGTAACACCACTTCCGTCTATTGACCAATTTAATCTACCTCTTGTGTTTATTATTGAACGATCAGGGGTGGTACCACCTCTGTAATACAACTTTATATTAGCCGAAGCCGAATCCGA